ATTTCCAGACCGGCGGAGATTATCGCGTGTTCGGTCGCCGAGACGGTGCGCGGAAGCTGTCCATCGATGAGGCGGATAGTGGGCAGGATGCGGATTGCAGCTGCTGCGGATGCGGATGCGGATGCGGGTGCGGATGCCGACGCCGAAGCCGACGCCGAGGCCGTTGTCCCCTGCGGCGCGGCGGCCGTCGCTGCAACCCCGGGCGATGCCCCCGTCGGAGCGACAGCCACCAGGACCACTCCGCTTACGGCCTTGTCATAGGACCGTTGCACCTCCTTGCGCAGGCGCTTGATGTACTTTTTCGCGACGCCATTCGGGTATTTCTCCAACAGCGCGACAATAGTCTCGACGCTCCAATGCCGGCGCTTGAGCTGATCGACCACGCTCTGGAACAGCGCGGAGCGACTTTTGTCCTTACCCTTGCCAACGCCGCCCTCGCGGATGTCCTTGAGCAATTCCTCGGGCAGCGTCGCCTCGTAATCGATCGGCGCGGCAGCCGCGGCCGCGGCCGATGCGACCCGCGAAAACGCCGCCAGGAGCTCGTCGGGGTCCCACAGCCGGCCGGTCTGCTCGACAATCCGCGTCGCTTCGATGGTGACGCGTCCGCGCGCCCGCTTCTCGGCCGAAGGAAAATTCGGAGTTCCAGCGATGCGATATGGTTGCGTTACGACACCGGTGTCCTTGTCGGCGCCGGAGTTGGCGCGCATCGCCTCGCCGATCTTCGTCGCTTGTTCGGCTGGAATGGCGCGGGTGAACAGGTACCAGAAATGGTAGTTTCCAGGCGAGGTCTCGATCACAAGGCTAGGCCTGACCGTGATATTGCCGCCCTTGCCTTTGTCGGCATCGCAGTCGGCGACGAGCCCGAACACCCAGGCGGTATCTTCGACACCGCCGCGCTGGCTGCCCCGCAGGTCAGCTCGTACGGTGCGCGCCTCGATGTAGGCATTGTGGCCGGCGAGCGCGTCGGCAACAGCGGTCTTCACCATGTTCTCGATATCGTCGAGGGTGAAGCGACTGGGAACGACCTTCTCATCGATCGGATTGAGGCGACATAGCTGCAGGACGCCGGACGGGCCGGCGCCGTTGATGACCTGGCGCGCATGCGCGCTGATGATCGCGATGAATTGGCGGACGGTGGCTTCGTCGACTTGCGCGGTCATATAACTTTCCCACCCAGTTGGAGGAACAGAGCGAAAAGATATTTGTGCTGCCTCTCGCTCGGCTCCCTATCCCACACAGTCTGCGAGGCCATCTTGTCGACGAACTCGTGAGTTTGCGGACGGAGCCGATGCTTGTTGCGCTGGCAGAACAGCGCGACCGATTGCCAAGTCGGCTTGCCGTCGGTGCTGCGGAATTCATCCGCGCCGTGCAGCCGGTTTTCAGTGTGCTGTACGGCAGCGTCCCAGATCTTCTTCATCTGGTCCTTCGAAACTTCGGTATTTTTGCCGAGGTTCTCGATGGCGTGGGCTAAGCCGTTCATATCGGTGCCGGCGGACGCCAGTATCAGCTTGAGGGCGTTCGCAGCGGCGACGACCTCACCGGGCTTGTCGCTCGCGAGCATGCGAACCCGGTCGGCAATCTTTTCCTCCAAGGTTTTCTTGTGCGCACTCATCGCCAGCACCGGTCGACATGCGGACAGATCTTGCAGGGAAACTTATCCCGGTCGCTGTAGGCGCGCGGCAGCAGCTCGCCGGCGCGCGTCGCCGCGATGATATTGGCGGCGCGATCGCTCCACAGCTGCGCGCGCTCGGCGTTGAATGGCACCCAGAAATGCAGCTGCTCACAGCTGTCAACGTTGACCGCGGTGAATAACGCCGGGTTGGTCAGCTTGAGATAGCTCTGATAGAGCGCAAGCTGCGCCGAGTATCTGGGGAATTCCCTTTCGAGTCCGTTGCGCGCGAGGGCGCGGTGGTTTTTCGCATTGAGCGCCTTGCATTCCCACAGAAACGGATAATTGACGTAGGCGCTGCCGAGCGGATTAGGCCCCGCAGTAATGATGCCGTCGGCGTGGCCGCGCAAGTCGCCGTTCACGGCTGTGAACACGAGCGCCTCAGGCGGGGCAAACTTGAGCCCGGCCGCGACGAGCTGCTCGCGTACTCGCGCCTCCAAATAGTGCCCGCGGGCGAAGATCGCGCGCGTGCGCGCGTTAAGCGTCGGCGTGCACCACCAATCGTATTGTACCCGACGCAGGCAGTCTGAACCGACAATAGAGGCGCCGAGATATGAGCGCGGCAGTTCGGCCTTGCCCGCTGCGGCGCGCTCGATGGCCTCGTTGAGCGCGACGTTGATCGGCTCATCCGCGAGCTTGGGCTCGTAATAGTCGTGGGGCATCGCAGCGGCCTCGGTTAGATATCAAGTTCGTCATTCCATTCGTCTGCGGTCATGAGCGGCCCACCAGCCGCGGCATTGGCCTGACGCGCGATCGTGCTCGTGCTCGATTGGCGGGTGATACCCTTGTCGCTGAGGTCGCGCGCGATAGTCGCCTTGCGAATAAGCCGCATGGCGGTCAGCAAGAATTCAACCATAGTGTCCCGCGGCCATTGCGCGAGCGGCTGCGACCAGTCGATGTCGGGACAGGCATTTGCCAAGTTGGGCAGGATCGCCGCGACCGCGCCAGCGTCCCATGGCTGTGTTCGAGTGCGGTCATACGGATGCACTGCTCGGTGTCGAGCTGCTCTGCGGCTGCCTGCTCGGCACGGGCCGAAATCCAGGCGAACAACATTGCGGCGAGAACCCAGCCCCACTCCGTGTCGCTCAACCTTCCGACCGGCACCGCCGGCGGAATGGGGCCGTCGAGCTTGACGACCCCACGCGCGGCTTCAATGGCGGCGGCGGTCGCGCGTCGCTGCCATTCGTCCTCGAGTGCGGACGGCGAAATCTCGCCGACAGTGCGCGCCCTTTTCATTACTTGGCCCATTTCGGCGGGGTGATCGGTGTAGAGCCCGCGGGTGCGGAAGCCGGCGCGGCGCCACCGCCGCCATTGAACGGGGGCGGTTGCTCGCATGGGTGCCAATCTTTGTGCTCAGGACCGATCGCGGCCGCCAAGTAATTCTTGTCCGGCCACTTATCTCCGCTGCCATCGTTCTTCAGCTCGCCCTTTCTGACGCCGGTCCTGGCGATGAAAACGATGTTATCGAAGTCCTTGAGACCTGCCTTGTACTTTGCGAGCGCCTGCTCGCTGGTGTCTCCCTTCTTGGACTCCAGGATGTTCTTGAGGCGACCGCGATTGGTGAGAACCATCTCCTGCTGACCGGGAGTCGTGCCCTCAAGGAGGAAGGTGTCCCAGAACTTGCGCTTCGCGTACGGCCCGTCGACGACGACGAATTCACAGATGAGCGCCTCGGCGTCGCCCTTCGCCGTGCGCTTGAGCAGTCCGTTCTCGCCAACGCCGCCAGGGAGGATGCGCATCAGCACGCTGGCAAGCGTGTTGTGCGGAATAAGCTCGGAGAGGTCGCGAGGATCGGAAGTCTGTGAGTAGTCGAACAGCATGACTGCCTCCTATTGCTGTGGGGATGAAGAACGGTTGAGAATTTTAGCGATGAGCTTGCCGAGGTGTGGCGGCTCGGTCTGGTCGAGTTTTCCGCTGCGATCTTTGCACGGCAGATGCCACCTGTTCGGTGACGTGCACACGAACCCGCGAACCGGTTCGGAACCGCCGAAGTCGAGAAACTCCATCACAATGTCTTCGTCGACGATGGCGCCGATCTCGCGCGGCACTTTCGCGCCCTCCATCTGCAGGCGATATTCGACGAAGCGGCCGAAGTCGTCGGTGACTTTTTCGAGGACGCCGATAAAGACGACATGCTTGCCGCGCGCGTGCTGTAACTAATGCAGCCACAGCAGCAGCTCACGTGCGTGCAACCCATAAGCGCTGCGCGTGTCTTTGGCGCCGGTGCGCTCTGAACGCGCTTCCGGTTGCTGCTCAGCCCAGCGGAACGACAGCCGGCTGATGGCGGTGATGCTGTCGACGAAGATCAGATCGTAGCGGTCGAGATTTTCCAGCGCCCCGCCGACCGCCTTGTAGTGCGCTTCGGAATAAGGACTGGTCGGCGCAAACGACGGATTAGGGCCGCCGATGCGAACCGCGATATTGCGCGCCGTCTGCCAGTCGTCGATCTGGATCGTATCGACCGGTACGTCCTGCACGCATAGATCGCCGGCGTCGCTGTCGATGAACAGCACGCGGGACGGATCGGGGAGCGTCCGCAGCAGGCTTGTTTTGCCGACGCCGGACGGACCCTTGATCAGGAATTTCACACCGCGCGGCTCGTTGAGCCTTTCGTCGGCGCCAATGATCTTCATGGTGTGCCTCCGTTGCCGACTTGCGGAGGCTCCTTTGGGCGGGTGTAGCGCCAGGTTTGCGAAGGGACGATATCGAACGGCTGTCGTTGTTTCCGGCAATGTGCCCGCGTTTGATCATCCCCGCCACAGTCCTGCTGTTGACTGTGGTCGCGGTTGCGCCGTCGTTAAGCTGCCATCGCGGTCCGTCAGCGAGAGTTAAATGCAGCCAGGCGCCGGCGCGCATCGCGGCAAGGACGTCGTTGAGCTTCATGGCGTGCCTCCGTCGGTGAGACGCGCGTTGTCAGCTTCAGTCCCGGCGACGGCTTCGGTGGAACTGACAGATGCCTCATCGCCCCAAACCACCCAGCCTGGGTGCGCACTGCCGCGCGCAAACAGTTCAAGGAACGGCCCCGAACTACACGCCTCGAAAATGGGATATATTTCGTCGGGCTTGCGCGAATGCTCGCGCTTACGAGTTTCGACAAAGTTGACCTGCCGCCGTCCTGGCGCCAGCGTGCGTGCGTTCTTGC